ATGATTTCAAGGGCTTTGTCGGCGGCTGTTCGCTGCGCGTCCAGGATGAGCGATGGCTTTGCCATGTTATGAAACGTCGTCCACCATTCCTATCTACAGCCGTTTTATAACATAACCAGCTTGGAAGAGAAAGGGCGTCCGCAACCTCGGCTGATTGGAAGCCGAACACGCCAAACCGCCTAAAACGGGCTTGGCAAAAATATAACCAACTGAAATACAAACACATTCCATGCAACACTGTTGCAACACCGGACCATGCAGCACTTCCGCCCAATTATGCTAGGATCGCTGCAAGGTTGGAGTTGAAGCGGGCAAGCACCCCCGGGCCGGACAGGCAAAGATAGACCAACCCACTGAAAAGCCACGGGTCCTCCCTGGCATACAACCTATGCTGGCATCATCAGCTCAAAAGATCGCTACCGACAGCCTGAAAATTTGGGTTACCACCCGGTTACCAGTTACCACCTTGTGGGGGCGCAAGCCTTTGATTTGCGCGCCTTTTGCCGTTTCAAAGGGTGGTAACCGAGGGTGGTAACCGGCCCCGTCAGGTTACCAGTTACCACCCCCCAGGTTACCAGTTGAGGTTACCACCTTCTTTGTGGTTACCACCCGCGCCAGTTGCCCGCGAGTTGGTGCCCCTGGCCCTCGGCCCAATGCCTCATGATGGAATCCACCCCCCGGTTCCTTTTCCGTCAGCGAAGGGCGCACCGCTTTTTGTGGTCGCGCCCCATTCCAGAATTCCCCGGCGGCCACCGGGGATGAGACGCGACCATATGCGATCCGAGCTTCCATCGGGTCCGGTGGTCGCATTCGTGTGACCCCCTGATTCGCGTCCGGGGCGTGGCCGCGCCGGACCCGATGGAGACCGACCATGACAACTAAAAAAGAAGCGACCCAGATCGAACTGCCGCCCATCAATCTGGAGATCATCGAGATTACCCTGGTGGGCGACACCCCCCTCATCTCCCATGCATGGTCCGAGAAGGCCAAACGCGAGATGCTGGGTAAACAGATGAAGGTGGCCAAGCCCGCCAAGGAAGCCAAAGACCCCTACGAGGACTTCCGGCAGAGCCTGTACCGGATCGAGGGAGGCGGGTACGGATTCCCGTCGGTAGCCTTCAAGGCGGCGGCAGTGACCGCCTGCACTTCGGTCGCCGGCATCACCAAGGTCGCCGCCCGGCAGGCATTCCACGTGATGGGCGAGCAATCGGCGGTACGAGGTGCCTTCAATGGGGCGCTGATGCGGATGGATCTGGTGTGCATCCTGGGTTCCGAACCGGAGATGCGCGAGGACATGGTTCGCATCGGCATGGGCACCGCTGACATCCGCTACCGAGGGCAGTTCTGGCCTTGGTACGCCACCGTGCGGGTCCGCTTCAACGGCAATGTGCTAAGCGCGGCGCAGATCGTCAATCTATTCAACACCGCAGGGTTCGGCGTCGGCATCGGCGAATGGCGTCCCGAGAAGGACGGCCAGTTTGGCATGTTCCATGTGGCGACCGCAGCGGAGATGAGCAGTCTCTTGAAAGAGGCTGCCTGATGCGTAGGCCGGAATATGCCTGGCGGGACGGCGCCCGCCTTCAGAAAGGCGCTCGCGTGTCGGCCCAGACGGTCGGCGCGCGGCTGGAACGTCTGCGCACCGAATCCGGGGGCGAATTGGTGCCTGAGTCCGTGGTGGCGGATGCACGCGATCCGGCTTCTCCACTGCATCCACTGTTCGAGTGGGACGAGGCAGAGGCGGCCCACCAGCATCGTCTGTCCCAGGCGCGCGCTCTTATCCGTGCAGTAGTGGTGCGCTACCGCGCCACGCCCGAGGGCGGTTCCCGGAGCATCGTCGCATTCGTCAACGTGAAGAAAGGCGAACGCCAATATTACACCGCAACAGCCGTCGCGATGTCCGATCCCGGACAGCGGAGCATTGTGCTCCGTCAAGCCTGGGAGGACTTCCAGGCTTTGCGGCGACGTTACGCCGATCTTTCCGAATTTGCGGCCCTGTTTGCAACTCTCGACGAAATTGAGGCGGCCCTCCCGCCGCTGGCTGCGTGACTCAACATTGGCGTGGCATGGCTGTTGAGGCTTGGCGAGGCAGGCGAGGCCCGTTCCGTCTAGGATGGCGTGGCGAAGTTAGTCGGGGCAGGCATGGCGTGTTGAGGTTTGGTGGGGTTGGGCACGTCGAGGCCCGCTTCCTTTGGAAAATCCGAGTAAAAATATGAACGATCTGCGCTTTCTGCCTTCTGCAATCGAGCACTGGCCGATCGAACGGCTGCTGCCCTATGCCGCCAACGCTCGCACCCACAGTGACGAGCAGGTGGCGCAGATCGCAGGCTCGATCACCGAGTTCGGCTTCAACGTGCCTTGTCTGGTCGATGAGCGCGGGGTGCTGATCGCAGGCCACGGCCGCCTGATGGCTGCCAGAAGCCTTGGGTTGGGTGAAGTTCCGGTGATCAGGCTTTCCCATCTGTCCGATGCTCAGGCCCGCGCCTTTCGCCTGGCCGACAATCAGATCGCCCTCAATTCCGGCTGGGACGATGCGATGCTGGCCGCCGAGCTTGAGCGCCTAAACGAGGACGGTTTTAATCTTGGCGTTATCGGCTTCTCCGACGAGGAACTGGAAGCGCTGATGGCCCCCCTCGATGATGAAGGTGTAGGCCGGGGTGACGGTGCGGACGAGGACGAGATTCCCGAACCACCTGCCGATCCTGTGACGCGACCAGGCGACTTGTGGCTGTTGGGCGAGCACCGGCTGCTCTGCGGCGACGCCACAGTAGCCACCGACGTCGAGCGTCTATTGGCTGGAGAAAAACCCCATCTGCTCGTCAGCGATCCGCCATACGGCGTGTCCTATGATCCCGGTTGGCGCAATGAGGCTGGCGTCTCGTCCACCAGCCGCACCGGTAAGGTAACCAACGATCATCGCGCCGACTGGCGGGAGGCCTGGGCGCTGTTCCCCGGCGACGTGGCCTATGTCTGGCATGCCGGTGTTCATGCGCGCACTGTTGCTGAAAGTCTTGAGGCTTGCGATTTTCGCATTCGCAGCCAGATCATCTGGTCCAAACCACGCTTCGTGCTGGGACGGGGCGATTACCATTGGCAGCATGAGCCTTGCATATATGCTGTGCGAGAAGGAGCCAAAGGCCACTGGCAGGGTGCCCGCAACCAATCCACCGTCTGGACCATCGGCCATGACGGTTTGGAAAACGAGGCAACCATTCACGGCACCCAGAAACCGGTTGAATGCATGCGCCGCCCCATTCTCAACAACAGCGCCGAGGGGGACAGCGTCTATGAGCCGTTCTGCGGCTCGGGCACCACCTTGATCGCCGCCGAAACCACCGGTCGCATTTGTCTTGGGATCGAGATCGATCCCCGTTATTGCGACGTCATCGTGGACCGCTGGCAGAAGCTGACCGGCGGCAAAGCGAAATTGGAATCCGACGGAAGCATCTTCGACGATCTTGCAGCCAAACGAACTTCCGCCTGAACGGACATGCCTTGAATGATCTGGCTTTACATCCCGCCTGCTGTTCTGGCGAACGGGCAGGACGGCCCTTGTTCGGCCTGTCGCTGTGCTCGGGCGCCGGAGGCCTCGACCTCGGCTTGCACATCGCCGAACCCGGATATCGCACTGTGGGCTATGTCGAACGGGACGCCTACGCTGCGGCCATCCTCGTGGCACGGATGGAAGATGCGGCCCTGGATCAGGCTGTTGTCTGGGACGACCTTGCCAGCTTCGACGGCAAGCCTTGGCGCGGCGCGGTGGATTTGCTCTGCGCAGGCTATCCGTGCCAGCCATTTAGCATTGCCGGAAAGCGCCGGGGTGCCGACGACCCCCGCCATCTCTGGCCGCATGTCGCCCGCGTCATCGGCGAATGCCAACCCCGATTTGTTTTCCTGGATTATGGGAAGACCAATGATATGTGAAGTCCGCAGCGGCGACATCGCTGTCGCCGCTGTGTTTATCGTAGAAACGCTTTACATAATATTACGGCTTTCCCGCCTTCTTCAGCATCGCCATGAGCTTGTCAGGCACCTTGAACCGACCACGTGTCAGCGTTGGCGCGGACGTCTTGGTGAACGACTCAAGCTTTTCTGTTGGATCGGCTCTCAGGTAGATTTCGGTGCTCTGGATGCTGGTATGACCCAGCCACAGCGAGACCTTGCGCACGTCTCCGGTTGCCTGCAAGGTATGCATGGCGCAGGTGTGACGTAGGACGTGAGGCGTGACGTGTTTTTTGGCGATGGACGGCTGCCTGATCGTCGCCGTGACGACGTGCTTGGCGAGAATATACTTGAATCCGTAGCGGCCCATGGCCTTATCTGTGACATTGAAAAACAGATCGCGTCCGCTATCGTTTGGGCGGATGGCCAGCCAGGATTTTAGTGCTGCCGCTGTTTCTTTCCACAACGGCAGCACCCGCTCGCGTCGTCCTTTTCCCATGACGTGGATACTGGACGGTGGGTGGCCATTGAGATCGTCCAACTGCAGCGTCACCAGTTCCGAGACCCGCAGGCCCGCGGCATAGATCAGGTGCAGCATCGCCCGGTCTCGCACACCGGATGGCTTGCGCGGGTCCGGCGCATCGAGCAGGGCCTGCAACTCGTCCCGGGTCAGGTAGTTAATGAGCTTCTGATCGGCCTTTTTCATCGGGATGGCGTGAATTTGCCGCGACTGGTCAAGACAGGAAACCAGCCGATACTCGAGGTAACGGAAAAAGGCGTGGATGGCGGCCAGACGAGCGTTTCTGGTTCTGGCGGAATTTTTTCGTTTCTCCTCTAGATACTCAAGGAAAGCAAGAACCATCGTTATATCAAGATGCTCTACTTCGAGCTGCGATGGCGTTATCTTCAGTCTTTGCGCTGCAAACCCGGCTAGGAGTAGAAAGCTGGTGGCGTAGGCGTCGCTGGTGTGATGGCTCGCACCCCGATCACGTGGAAGATATTCGCGCAGGAATGAGCTTAAATGGGGGGCAAGCGCGGTCATGGAACATCCCCCTTGTGCATTGTCTCGGCTGCTTGGGCAATCTGTTTCAAGAGGATCGGCGTCGCCTCCAGATACCAATACGTGCTGGTAACCGCCATGTGGCCAAGATAGGTGCTGAGCGCGACCATGTGGCGGGCCACTCCGTCACGATCGTGTCCGCACTGTTCCAATGAGTGGACGGCGAAGGTGTGCCGGAGATCATGGATGCGGGGACCGCGTCGGCCAGACTCCTCCTTCAATCCCACCGACCGGGCCAGTTGCAAAAAGACCGCCTCGACCGCCCCATATGCCGGCGTCTTGCCGGATGCCAAGATAAAGAGGGAATCATCGTCCTTTTTGTGCCGCTTGCGTACGGTTAAGTAGACATCAAGGGCCCGGCGTGTCGTCTCATGCAGAGGAACGAGTCGGCTCTTATTAAACTTCGTCTTGTGGATGATGAGGCCGTCCTCGGTGAGGTCGCCGTATTGCAGTGACAGAGCCTCTGATATGCGCAGGCCTGTCGCCGCGAGGAGCCCAAACAACGTCGCGTACATCACGGGCCGGATCGTGCCTTGCGGCGGCAAACTGGCTGCGGCCTGCAACAGCAGGGTGATCTCGTCAGCCGTGTAGATGTGGGGCGCCTTGCGCCCGAACTTGGCGGACCCGAGCGCGTCGGGAGGTGGCGCCTCATGACAGGAATCCTCGGCATTGACCATCAGGGCGAAACGTCGCACCAAGAGAAGCCGATTGCGCCGCTGCTGCGGCGACGATGCGAGAATTGCCCACGCCAACACGGTTGCAGTACGCACCACCTCATCACCCCGCGCATCGGCAAAGGCCACGAAACTCTTCAGGATACGTGCCTCATGAAACTTGTACCCTGTTGCTCGTCGCAGCTCTACGTACGTCATCATGGTGTCGTTCAGCATGGCAGGTCTCCCGGCCAGGGCTGAACGACCTTTTGCAATGTGGGAATATCCACCTTGGCGTAGTGAGCGGTGGTATCGGCCGAACGGTGGCGCAGGATAGTTCCGATGGCGTCGAGCGTCGCACCCGCGCGAAGCCAAGCGGTGGCTGCAGAATGTCGCAGCAGGTTGGCGCCCTGCGACGGGGTGTCCGTGATCCCGGCCCGTTTCAACGCCCTTTTTACCACGTTCGAGATTAGGTTGTGGCGATCAATGGGGCGATAGGGCGCTCTCGAACGCAGGAATATCCGATCGCAATCAGTGGTCTGCCGTACCTTGGTCAGGTAGACAAGCAGTGCATCTCCCGCATCCTGGGGAAGCGGCAGACGGATCTCCCGCCGGCCCTTTCCGCAGACCAGCAACGTTCCGCCTTCCCAATCGATGTCGCCAAAGCGCATCATCCGAATGTCGCTGGCCCTCAGACCAAGGCGGGCCAGCAGAAGCAGAATCGCATGGTCGCGAATGCCGCCCGGCGTCGCCAGATCGCAAGAAACGATCAACTTCTCGACATCGTCGGAGACGAGGTAGCGCGGCAACGCCGACTGGCGCCAGCACGCGACGGTCGGAACGGCATGGTCAAGCCCAGGCTGGCATGCTCCCCTCGCCACCAGGAATCTCAGATAGCCCCGGAGCACCGACGTCATGGACTTGACGCACGATGGACATCTCTCGGCTTCCTCAAGGATGACACGGCGGACAAGGCCGGCATCGTATTCAGCCGGATTAGGCCCGAGCGCGGAAAGTAGCCGCTCAATCCTGCAGCGATATGTGATGATTGTGCTCTCGGCAATGCCACGGTGGCGCCGGAGCCAGTCTAGGAATTCGGCCCCCCGCTTATCAATGGGCTTTGCGGGAGGCGATGTCGTCGGTAATGCCAATAATGGCACGACACCGCTTTCTGTCAGAAAGCGAAGAAATCGATACAGATCCCTCACGCTCACGGCCGACAGGGGCAAGTCGGGCCGCTTGCGCGGGCGTGGGCATTGGCACCGATGGTGAATGAATTGCTCGATTGTGCCGCCATCAATCTCGGTTGGAGCAATCTTGGAATGGGCCAGCCACACGGTGAAGTGGCGGATCGGTAACAAACAGGTGGACACGGTTGCCGGTGTGTGGCCGTAGGCGATCAGGTCGTCCGCGAATGTCCAGAGGAATGGCCACAGCGTTCCGGGATCCATACGGCGCGGATGCCCCGGCGAATTAGAATATGGCTTTGTCATATCAGTCCTCTTCAGTACGCGATACCACAACGGCATCGCTGGAGGACGCATTATTATGTGAAGCAAGCTGGGCCGCACGTACACACCAAGATATTGAGATCAAAACTGAAACTGGCTGTCGCCGCTGCGGACTTCACATATCATTGGTCTTCCCATAATCCAGGTTATGTGACGCGTCACATAACCTGGAAAACGTCGCCAATCATCTCAACCTCGGTTATCGGGAAGTCCGAGGCGAGTTGGAAGGCCTGGGTTACCGAGTTACGGAAGGACTCTTTACGGCGCAGGAAGTCGGCGCAAGCCACAAGCGTGAGCGTCTCTTCGTCGTCGGCGTGGCCGACGCCGAGAGCGAGCGCCAACGAGAACCGGCAGAGCAAGCCGACGCCGTCGCAATCAGCCGGACGGCACGGGATGAATCTCTCGACGGTCGCCTCCAACTGGCCGACGCCGCGCGCCTGCTCGGGAAAACGCTCCAGCGGAGCCAACCGGACGGAAATGCTGCGTCTGTGGCCGACGGCCAAAGCTTGCGACGGCAGCAAGCCGAGCGCGGGCAAACGCAAGGCGTCGGACTTGACGGAAAGTGCCAGGAGTTGGGCCACACCTTCAGTGGCGGATGCCACGGGTGGGCGGATGCGCCGGGGCGGATCGCGCTCGAACGAGCTTCTGCTCAAGGGACAGGCGGCTTTGTGGGCGACGCCCCAAGCACACGATGCGCAATCTGCCGGGAATCCGGAACGGGTGGGCCGCTTTGGAACGGCGGCGGGTGGCAGGAATCTGAACGACGAGGCCGCCTTGTGGGCAACGCCTGCGGCCAGGGATTGGAGGAGCGGGCAGACGAGCGCCGCCACAATGTCTCGCAACAGCCGTCCCCTGAACGAACAGGTGGTGAATTCGTCTTCCCGCCCGGACCCGGCGACGAAACCGCCTGGGCGCGATATCTCGAACAGCGCCCCGACGCTCAACCCGCGATTCGTCGAGGCTCTGATGGGCTGGCCTTCCGGGTGGACCGGCTTCGACTTTGCGGCAACGGCGTGGTTCCCCTGGTTGCGGCTTATGCGTGGCGAACTCTCACGGCTCGTCTCGGCGTGTGAGCCATGAGGCAGTCACGGCACATGTCGCTTGTCGAGTCCATCGCCAATGTCGCTGTCGGCTACGGTATTGCAGTGACGACGCAGGTGATGGTCTTTCCGCTGTTTGGAATCCATATCGGCCTTGCTGACAATCTTCGCATCGGGGCCGCATTTACCGTCATATCTATCTTCCGCAGCTACGCGCTACGTCGGTTGTTTGAGGCCCTGAGGCTCCGATCATAAAATGATCAGAACGCCTGAATCAAAGCAATCTCATGATCCGCTTATGTCGTTGATGTCGTGGCCGACAAGAGCGTAACTGGCGTCACCGCAACGGAGAACGCCGATGACCAAACGCCGCGACAACAGCAAAGCCCTTGAGGCCTTCGTCATTAAGAAGGCCGAGATCGACCAGATGCTCGAACGCCTGCAAGCACTCAGCGACGAGCATTTCGAGTGGGGTCCGGACGAGATCGGCTGGGGCCATGTCGGAACGCTCGGTTACTACGCCGAGATGCTGAAGAGGGTCACGGATGCCGCCTTCAAGGAGGGCGAACATGCCGCATGATGAGAAATCGCCGATGGCCAACACTGAGATCGAGCGTCTTCGCGCCGCCAACGCTGAAATGCTGAAAGTTCTGCGCGCCATTGATGTTGCCGCCGCCGAGATCGAGGCGACCGACGGCCCCGCCGACGACCGCGCCATGTGGGCTGCCATTTACGAAGCAAGGCGTTTCCTTGGCGCCGATTCAAAGACGCAACCACTTGGGCGTCCTCAAGGTGAGGGATGACGCCATGACGAACGACACGATCCTGCCGAGCGCAAATATTGAATGGGGCATGTGGGGGACCAGCACCAGGAACGGCTACGATGCCGAAATGTGCTGGCAAACCGCCAGCCGCTTCCTGGCCGCCACCTTCAAGCTGAAACCCGAACAGGTACGCGACCTGCTCGACCATCGCTTCGGACGCCATCTGGCCGACGATCTGAGTTTCATCCCCGGCGGCCCGGCCAATGCCGAGATCATCACGTCGCATCTCGCCGCCCGCTTTGCCCAGCCCGCATGGCGCGACTGGGTGCGGATCACCCTGAAGGAAATCAAGGCCCGGTAAAACACCTTCTCTCCACCAGCCCCGACCGGGTTCGCCCGGCGGCCCCCGGACTTGATCCGGGGGTCGGGGTGGTAGGGGCGCGGAATGGTCCGCACCGCCGAAACCCGAAGGAAACCGCCATGACGTTGAAGATCAAACTGACCGCCACCCAGCAATCGCTTCTGACGGCCGCCGCCGAGCGCGATGACCGCATCGTCATCCTGCCCGCCAATCTCAGGGGCGGGGCCGCCGTCAAGGTGGTGGACGGGCTGCTCAATGTTGGCCTCGCCAAGCGCCGGGGCGATTATCTGGTGGCGACGAATGACGGACTCAGGGCCGTCGGCGTCGAGCCGCCCAAAAGGCAACCCGGTGCGGCTAAAGCGCAGAAGGTATCGGATGGTGCTTCCGCGTCCCGCCCTTCTCGCGAAAACACCAAGCAGGCCCAACTGGTCGAGATGCTGAAACGCCCGGGGGGTGCATCCATCGCCGAGATCGCCGATGCCTTCGCCTGGGAACACCATACTGTGAGGGGCGCTATTGCTGGCGCTTTGAAAAAGAAGCTGGGACTGACCATCACCTCCGAGAAAATCGACGCGCGGGGTCGAGTCTATTCCATTCGCAGCGAGGCTTGAGCCATGAGCAAGAAACCCGAATACGTCGTCCATCTCATCGAAAGCCCAGCGGGACAAGCGGCTCTTGCCGTACAGAAGCTCAGCACGCGCGACCTTGCCCGCGCCATCGCCGAGTTCCAGAAACGGGAAGGCGTCAGGATCGGCACCCTGATCGGCGTCAACCAGAATGGCTTCTTCGGCTCGGCCCGAGAAGGATGGCGGCCTGATCAGCCGGACGCATTTTCCGGACCCCTGATCAACATCCCCTGGGTCCAGATCCTGGAACTCCTGAACGAAGTTCCGGACGGCACCACGGGGGAGTTCCTGGCCTCGGGCGGCAATCAGCATTGAGGTTTGAGCCATGACCGAACGTGCCAGAATTATCAAAGAGATCGCCAGCAAGGTTTTCGGACTTGAGACGCTGGAGACGCGCCATCAGGACAGCCTCGATTTCCACGACATTTCTGTCTGGTCAATCAAGGATGCCCTGGAGGCCGCTTACGAGGCGGGCCTGCAGACGGGCAAGGAAGCAAAACGATGAGCTCCCAACTCCGTCTCCGGGTCCGGCCCTCCGCCGCCCTTCTGAAGCATCCCATGTGGTCGGAAACCGACTTCGCGTATCTGCGCGGACGGGGCTACACCAATGCCCAGGTTCTGAAATTCTGGGACCGCGACCTGAAGTTCGGCGCCAAGCCGGTCCGCTGGCGTCCCGATAACTGCAAGTACCTCTCTGCCTTCAGTCGCGTCGTCCGCCGCTGAGACCAAACGCCATCGCCACGAAACCGCCGGGGATCTCCCCCGGCGGTTTTTCTTTGCGGCGCCACTTATAAGGTTCTTCGATCCATGATGTCCGTCCGCGCCTATGCGCGCCAGCGCGGTGTGAGCCACGTCGCCGTGCTGAAGGCCATCCAGACCGGGCGCATTCCGCAGGAGGTCAACGGAACCATCGATCCGGCAAAGGCCGACGCCGCCTGGGAAGCGCACAGCGATCCCGCGAAGCGCCCTGCCGCGACACCAGCAGACCAGCCCCTGAAGCTGACCAAGCCAACAGGCCCGTCAGCGACGGCACCCTCCGATCCGCCTCCGCCGCCCGGCATGTCTTTCGCCCAGGCGCGCACCGCCCACGAGATCGCCAAGGCGCAGCGCGCCCGCATCCAGGTCCAGCGTCTCAAGAGCGAGATGGTGGAGCGGGTCAGCGCCATGAACCTCGTTTTCAAGCTGGCCCGCCAGGAACGCGACGCCTGGATCAACTGGCCCGCCCGCGTTGCCGCCCTGATGGCGGCGCAAATGGGTGTCGAGGTTTCAATTGTGCAGAAGATTCTGGAGACACAGGTTCGTGCCCATCTCGAAGAACTCAGCGACATCCGTCCAGATTTCCGATAAGGCGGCTGGGCCTGCCCTCTCTTTCGAGGGAGCGGAGCATATCCTTAGCGCTTGGCAGGATGGGCTTAAGCCCGATCCGCTGCTCACCGTGTCGCAATGGGCCGACAAACATCGGATGCTGAGCAGCAGGGCCGCCGCCGAGCCGGGGCGCTACCGCACGGCGCGCACGCCTTATATGCGCGAGATCATGGATGCGTTGTCGCCGGGACACCCGGCCCAGCGCGTGGTTTTTATGAAAGGCGTTCAGATCGGCGCCACCGAAGCTGGAATCAACATGATCGGCTTCGTCATTCACCAGGCCCCCGGCCCCATGCTGGCCGTCCAGCCAACGGTGGAACTGGCCAAACGGGCGTCTCGCCAGCGGATCGATCCCCTGATCGACGAATGCCCCAGCTTGCGCGACAAGGTTCGCCCATCCAGGGCCAGGGATTCAGGCAACACGGTGCTGTCCAAGGACTTCGCGGGCGGCATCCTGATTCTGACCGGGGCCAACAGCGCCGTCGGCCTGCGCTCAATCCCGGCGCGTTATCTGTTCCTGGACGAGGTGGACGCCTATCCCTTGTCCGCCGACGAGGAAGGTGATCCGGTGACGCTGGCCGAGGCCCGCTCTCTCACCTTTGCCCATCGACGCAAAATCTTTCTGGTCTCGACGCCGACCATCAAGGGGATATCGCGCATCGAGCGGGAATTCGAAGCCAGCGACCAGAGGCGCTTCTTTCTGCCCTGTCCGCATTGCGGCGACTATCAGTGGCTCAAATTCGAGCGCTTGCGTTGGGAAAAGGGACAGCCGGAAACGGCGCGCTATGTCTGCGAAGCCTGCGAGCAAGGCATTGCCGAACATCACAAGACCGCCATGCTGGAAGCGGGCGACTGGCGGGCCACCGCCACGTCGGCCGATCCGCTGACCATCGGCTTTCATCTGTCGGCCCTGTATTCGCCGGTGGGCTGGCTCAGTTGGGAGCGGATCGCCCGCTCCTGGGAGGCGGCACAAGGCTCCGACGAGGCTATCAAGGCATTCAAGAACACCATGCTGGGCGAAACCTGGACCGAAAGCGGCGAAGCGCCGGACTGGCAGCGGATCTATGACCGGCGAGAATCCTGGACCAACGGCACGGTGCCGATGGGCGGCTTGTTCCTGACCGCCGGGGCCGATGTTCAGAAGGACCGCATC